GCCCGGGAATCGAATCGTCCAGATATCGGGGTTTGATGTGGACCTCGAACGATGAACCACCCGCCGAGAATGCGGGAATGAATGATGCGAATCATGGTGTACCCTTTCAGATAGAACGAATTGAAATGACACGCTTTTCATGCCCCGCAGCATGGTCGGCAATAACGATGGAACGGGCATGCTTTGACGTACCAGCGCAGAGCATGCAATCGCTGCACTGTGCTTTGCGGCCGCCCTCGATGCTGGCGGGGCATGTGACCTCGAGCGGGGCTTTGTCCACGCCAATCGACACCCTGAAGTAACGCATACCCATTGCGCTAGCTTGTGCGGCCTCTGCAGCGTTATCGGCGGATGCCATGACAAGGGGAGACCATGCGCGCGCGTCAAAGCCTACGGATTGCCATTGATGCGTATATCCAACATGGCCGGCGGATAGGGACACCAGTAGCGACCAAAGCTCTACCGGAGCGGCCGCAGGGTCACCGTAGGTGCCGAGACGCAGCTTGCGACCACGCAGCGCTGCAGCTACTTGGTCAACCGATGATGCGCGCGGATATGACCCGCGACGGTATGCCCGATAGACTGAGAGCACGGATTCGTGCACTTTGACGTAACACGGCGCATCGCCAGTAGCGCGCGCGAGCATTGGACGATGGGGGCACAGTCCGCATACGCTGGCGTCATCCCCTGTCTTGAGTGCAGTGTGAGGTTCGACGTCGGCGCGAATGATGAACGATTGAACGAGGTTACCGGTTTTGCCATTGGCGCTGGATTGGTCAAGCCCCGTGAGAACGACGACGATGGGCTTGCCATCGATGGTGGATGGACCATCGTAAACAATCAGGCTGTTGGTGTTCATGTTGTGGACTCCAATCAGATACCGAGTGCAACCAGTGTGCCGAGTGCAAGTCCGAACACAGCGGCAAATGCGTAGGTGAACACTTGACCCGGGTTGCGATCAATGAATCGACCGATACGGTAGCGAAGGGGGAGAGGCTTGCGCATGATATGCGTCCTATGCGGTGAGTTGAGACATCCATAATGTACGGGATTGTCGTTCACCCAGTAAAGTGTAGGGGCTTTGGCAATCGTATGATGATTGCCAGGGAATCGCGTTACCTAAGTTGGGGCAAGGGGATTAGACATCGATCTAGGTGCAAAACTAGGTAGTGACTAGGCGCCGTCTGCGCCCCTCTCCACCGAGGGGGCTATGCTTTATAGGTAGTCTAATCTATACCATACCAAGAAAAGTAAAAAGTAATAAGTATACTGACGATCACGGCGGCGCACGCGTCCGCCACGGCTTCGATATGCTACGCCCAAAGCGCCTACCATGACCTATACCCTCAAGGCCACATTCGCGCAGCTGCGCGCCCTCAAGGCCACATAGGCGCATGGCATGGCATAGCCTAGAACACCTAGCAGCTGGATGCCATGCTGGCCAGGGCATCAACCCCGCTAGGCGTAGCCTAATGACCTAGCTGGTAGCTGGTAGCTGGTAGCTGGGGGCGTGCGGCCAGGCGTCAGGACGGGGGGAGGGGAGGGCCGGCGACCTGAGCGGTCAAAAACGAAGGGCTCGCAGACAATTTTTATTTTTTGGGGCCACAAGCAAAAATTATTTTTGCAAACACAAACGGAAAAGGCTTACGCTATACTCAGACCGCCATGTTCAAGTCGCTCCCGCTGACCATCCGCGAAGTCAAGGCCACGGAGGCCGTGCTGAACCGCGTGTATGACGCGGCGAAACTGGGTTTGAAGGGTGACAACCTGGCGTTGGCGGCTGGGTTGTTGCCGAGCGAGTACCGGCGCTTGCGCGAATTGGACCCGATTGCGGAGTTGGCTGAGCAGAAGGGCCGCGCGGATGGCGAGATCGCCATGTCCACGGTGTTGCATGATGCGGCGATGAACGGCGACTCCAAGGCGGCGCTTGAGATACTGAAGCACGCTCACGGTTGGGTGGCCAAGCAGCAGGTACAGATCGACGTGGCGCAGCAGATCAGCATCACGGCGGCGCTTGAGCAAGCGCAGTCGCGGGTGTTGGAACTCGTACATGAGGTGACGGATGCAAGAGCCCCGGTTCTCGGCGGACCAAGAGCAAGGCTTGATGGCCAGGCTCTGGAGTCCGGCGATAGCGAACGACCCTGAGAAGTTCGTCCTTTTTGCGTTTCCGTGGGGCGAGAACGGCACGCCGCTGGCCAAACACAAAGGGCCGCGCGCGTGGCAGCGTCAGGTGCTGCGCGACATCCGCGACCACATCGCCAAGAACGGGTCGATAGACGCCTACCAGGTGCTGCGCATGGCCACGGCGTCAGGTCGGGGCATCGGCAAGTCGGCGCTGGTCAGTTGGTTGGTGGTGTGGATGCTGACCACGCGCATCGGCGCCAGCGTCATCGTGTCGGCCAACAGCGAGGCGCAGCTCCGCAGCATCACATGGGCCGAGATCACGAAATGGCTGGCGATGCTGATCAACAGCCACTGGTGGGAGATCAGTGCGACGCGGATCACGCCGGCCAAGTGGTTGAGCGAGATCGTGGAACGCGACCTGCGCAAGGGCACGCGGTACTGGGGCGCGGAGGGGCGGCTGTGGTCGGAGGAGAACCCCGACGCCTACGCCGGCCTGCACAACTCAGACGGTGTGCTGCTGATCTTCGACGAAGCCAGCGGCATACCGGACACGATCTGGGACGTGGCGCAGGGTTTCTTCACGGAGAACACGCCGCACAGGTTCTGGCTGGCGTTCAGCAACCCGCGGCGCAACCAAGGGTACTTCTACGAATGCTTCAACGTCAAGCGGGCGTTTTGGAACACGCGGCAGATCGACGCGCGCACGGTCGAGGACACGGACAAGAGCGTCTACGAGCAGATCATTGAGGAGTACGGCGAGGACAGCCCGCAGGCTCGGATTGAGGTCTACGGCGAGTTCCCGTCAACGGGGGATGAGCAGTTCATCGCGCCAAGGCTGGTCGATGAGGCGTTCAAGCGAGCCAAGTACAAAGACCCCGGAGCGCCCATCGTGATCGGCGTGGACCCGGCGCGCAGCGGGGCGGACTCGACCGTCATCGTGGTCAGGCAAGGCCGCGACCTGGTGGAAATCCGGCGCTACCGCGGCGACGACACCATGACGGTGGTGGGGCACGTCATAGAGGCGATTGAGGATTTTAAGCCTACGCTGGTGGTGCTGGACGAGGGCGGGCTGGGGTACGGCATCCTTGACAGGCTGAACGAGCAGCGGTATAAGGTGCGCGGCGTCAATTTTGGCTGGAAAGCCAAGAACCAAGTCATGTGGGGCAACAAACGAGCCGAAATGTGGGGTGCGATGCGCGATTGGTTGCGCAGCGCGGCCATCAAAGAGGACCGGCAGCTTAAAACGGACCTGACGGGGCCGAAAACCAAGCCTGACAGCAGCGGAACGATCTATCTGGAGTCAAAAAAGGACATGAAAGCCCGCGGATTGGCCTCTCCAGACGCTGCTGACGCACTGGCGGTCACGTTCGCCTTTCCTGTGGCCTCCAGAGAGCGCGTGGACCGCCCCAGAACGCTTACAATGCGCGACAGAAGCCAAATGTCGGCGAGTTGGATGGGGGCGTAATGGCCGATTACACGGGGATCACCGCCGCAGCAGCCGTCGCCAACGGCGGCGGGGGCAAGAACAAGTCCGAATCGGACGTTTTGGCCACCGCCCGTACCCGGCTGAATCAGGCAATTTCGGCCTACAGCGAGAGCCGGGAAGACGAAATCGACGACCTGAAGTTCTTCGCCGGCAGTCCGGACAACCACTGGCAGTGGCCAGCAGACGTTCTGGCCACCCGCGGCGCGGTGCAAGGGCAGACGATCAACGCCAGGCCGTGCCTGACGATCAACAAGCTGCCGCAGCACGTCCGGCAGGTCACCAACGACCAGCGGCAGAACCGCCCCAGCGGCAAGGTGATTCCGGCCGACGACAAAGCCGACATTGAGGTCGCGGAGATCTTTGACGGCGTGGTGCGGCACATTGAGTACATCTCTGACGCCGATGTGGCCTACGACACGGCCTGCGAAAACCAGGTGTCGTTCGGTGAGGGCTACATCCGCATCCTGACCGAGTACTGCGACGACAACACCTTCGATCAGGACATCAAGATCGGGCGGGTGCGCAACTCGTTCTCGGTCTACATGGACCCGATGATCCAAGACCCCTGCGGGGCTGACGCCAAGTGGTGCTTCATCACTGAGGACATCACCCGCGAGGAGTACCACCGGCTGTACCCCAAGGCGTCACCGGCCAACACGCTGATGAGTCTGGGTGTGGGCGACCAGTCCCTGAGCCAGTGGATCAACGACGACACGATCCGCATCGCTGAGTACTTCTACGTCGATTACGACACCGCCACGCTGAACCTGTACCCCGGCAACCAGACGGCGTTTGCCGGCTCGCTTGAGGACAAGGAACTCAAGGCGATGTTCGGCAAGCCGATTCGCTCGCGCCAGGCCGACCGCAAGCGCGTCAAGTGGTGCAAGATCAACGGTTACGAGATCCTTGAGGAGCAAGAGTGGGCCGGCAAGTACATCCCCGTTGTGCGGGTGGTCGGCAACGAGTACGAGGTTGATGGGCGGGTGTACGTCTCCGGGCTGGTGCGCAACGCCAAGGATGCCCAGCGGATGTACAACTACTGGACCAGCCAAGAGGCCGAGATGCTGGCGCTGGCTCCAAAGGCACCGTTCATCGGCTACGGCGGGCAGTTTGAAGGGTACGAGAACCAATGGAAGACTGCAAACACCCAGAACTGGCCGTATTTGGAGGTCAACCCTGACGTGACGGACGGCGCGGGCAACACGTTGCCGCTGCCGCAGCGCGCCATGCCTCCGATGGCTCAAACGGGCCTGATTCAGGCCAAGATGGGGGCTGCAGAGGACATCAAGGGCACTACGGGGCAGTACAACGCATCGTTGGGCTTAGAAAGCAACGAACGCTCAGGCAAGGCCATCCTGGCCCGCCAGCGTGAAGGCGACACGGGGACGTACCACTATGTTGATAATCTGGCTCGGGCTGTGCGTCATGTTACCCGCCAACTGGTGGATCTGATCCCCAAGATCTACGACACGGAACGCATCGCTCGCATCATTGGCGAGGATGGCGAGTCCAGCATGGTCAAGATGAGTCCCATGCAGCCTGAGCCGGTGCGCAAGATTGTCAACCAGCAGGGCATCGTGATCGACAAGATCTACAACCCCAACGTCGGCAAATACGACGTGGTGGTGGTGACGGGTCCGGGCTACGCGACCAAGCGTCAGGAGGCGCTGGAGGCGATGGCTCAACTGCTGCAGACCAACCCGCAACTGTGGGCGGTGGCCGGCGACCTGTTCGTCAAGAACATGGACTGGCCTGGCGCGCAGGAACTTGCCAAGCGGTTTGAGAAGACCATCGACCCGCAGATCATGAGCGACGCGGACGAGAACCCGGCGCTGCAAGCCGCCAACCAGCAGATGCAAGCGATGTCCGCTCAAATGGAGCAGATGGCCGGCATGCTGCAGCGCGTCAACCAGTCGATGGAGGCCCAGAAGCTGGAGATTGACAAGTTCAAGGCTGAGACGGACGCCGAGGTCAAGGCGTACGAGGCCGAGACACGGCGACTGCAGGCAATGGCCGCGGGCATGCAGCCTGAACAAGTGCAGGAGGTCGTCATGCAAACGCTGCGCGACGTCATGACGGTCGGCGACATGGTGGTCAACCAGCGCGCGGCTGAGATGCCGATGGGCGAGCCGATGGGAGCGCCGGTATGAGTTGCGCGGATTTTGTCGGCACGCTGTTTCTGGCCCGCGACGTGGCCCACAGCGTGCATCTGAACACCAGGTCGTTTTCCAAGCATTCGGCGCTCAACGAGTTCTACGACAACATCTTGGACTTGACGGACAAGTTTGCCGAGGCGTATCAGGGTCGGCACGGGCTGATCGGCCCGATCACCTTGATGAGCGCCAAGAAAACGGGCAACATCTTGGAGTTCTTGGAGGACTCGCTGTCCGAGGTCGAGAAGATGCGCTACGACGTGTGCAAGAAGGACGACACGCCGCTGCAGAACATCATTGACGAGATCGTCGGACAGTACCTGTCCTCAATCTACAAACTCAAGTTTTTGGCGTAAGGAAATACCATGTCTATGACCAACGCCGCCGAAGCGGCACTCCTCGACCTTCTGTTCCTGAACGTCGATTGGGCCGACATCGGGGACGCTGCTGGCCTGCAGAACTCAGCCACGGCGGGTTCGTTTTACATTTCGCTGCACAGCGCAGACCCTGGAGAGGCGGGCAACCAGAGTACCAACGAGATCAGCTACACCGGCTACGCCCGCGTGGGTGTGGCCCGCACCGCAGGCGGCTGGACGCGGACAACCTCCACCATCGCCAACACCGCCCTCGTGCAGTTCGGCCAGTGCACGGGCGGCACCGCCACGGCCACGCACTTTGGCATTGGCACGGACTCCACAGGCACCGGCAACCTGCTGCTCAAGGGCGCACTGAACGCCAGCCTGTCGATCAGCAACGGCATTCAGCCGCAGTTTGCTGCTGGTGCCATGACCGCCACGGTGGACTGATGTGGTGTACCGCTGCGCCCACTGCCGGGAACTGCTGACGCTGACCGACACCAAGTTGTCGGCCTGCTCGGAGCATCCTGACGGGGGCGTGGAGTGGTCACCCGACGAAGTGGAGTGGATACCGCTGGAGGACCCTGATGCCGTTTAGGTCCGTTGCCGAGGTGGCAGATGCCGTCCAGCAAGGGCGGCATCACATCCAGCATTTCATCCGCACATCGGTTTACGGTAGTTTCGGGACCAACCCGTTTGGTGATTTCAGCGTCGCCAGCGGCATCCCGTCCTACAACGCATACGTTGGCACCGCGCTTGAGGCCACGCAACTCATCGGCCAGCGCAACAACAGCATCTATGTCGGCCCCGGCATCAGCACGGAGCGGTATCTGCTCAGCATGTCTTTGACGCATGGCGGAACAACCGGCTTTCTGCCTTCGGTCTACTTTCTCGACTATTTGATGTTTTACCCGTACATCGACCTAAACAACACCGACCAGCAAGACTTGACCAACGATGTGACCTTGCCGCGATACACAGACGGCGAGGGTGTGCGGATGCTGATGATGATGCAAACGCCTGGAACAAGCACTGCCACGAACATCACCATCAACTACACCAACCAAGACGGCGTTGCCAAGACCATTACGACAGCGTACAGAGCCTCGGGCGGCATTGGTGTCATTGGACCCAACATGATCAGCACCTCCGGGGGCTCTGCAGGGCCGTTCTTCCCGCTGGCCGATGGTGACCGGGGCGTGCGGTCTGTGCAGTCTGTGCAGCTTACGGCAGGCGTGGGCGGGTTCGGCGTGATGCTGTTGGCCAAGCCGCTGTTCACGATGTCCGCCAACGAGTTGTCGTCAACCGTTGAAAAAAACTTCCTTCGTGAGCAGGCAGCGTTGCCGCGCATTTTGGACGGCGCGTTTCTCAACTACATCTACAACATATCCACCCAGACAAGCGGCTTGTTGCCGATGGTGGGGCAGGCGCAATTCATCTGGACACCGTAAGGAATCACCATGCCATTTTCGTCAATGGACGATCTCGTAAACGAGATCACAAGCGGCAAGTTCAACCGCACCGACTGGAACAAACTCACGGGCGGTTCAGCCTACACGGCGGGACGGTGGTATGACTTCAGCGGTTTGGCCGGCACGCCTGTCGCCAACGCCTTTGCGGGCACTGCGCTGGCGTGGAGAACCTGCGACGAAACCACCGGCAATGGCACGCAGATCTTCGGCCTGCCGCACGGCGGGAATGTCAGCCCAGACACGAAGCACGTTCTGAACGTCAGCGCCATCACCTCCGTTGCCACGGGTGTCCCGGCGCAGTTGATGCTGGTGGACTTGCAGGGCTACTGGCCCGGTATCACGAACAACTCGGCCACGGCTCAGACCCTCACCGGCACGCCCACTCTGCGCTACACCAACGGGGCCGGGTGCAGGTTGTTCTGGGTGCAAACCGCTGCAGCGGGCGCCACGGCGCAGAACATCGCGCTGAGCTACAGCAACACGGTGCCAACAGCAGGCAGGACGCTTCCGGTCACGGTCGCCATGACGGCTTCCGGCATCGTGGGGCACATCAGCCACAGCGGCACGGCTGCCAACAACTACGGTCCCTTCCTACCCCTGGCATCGGGCGACACGGGCGTGTCTACCGTGGCGACGGTCACCTTCAGCGCGGCCAACACCGGCACCGGGGCGCTGTGCCTTGCGCGGCCTTTGCTGACGCTGCCGCTGACCACCGTGTCCGTCGCTGCCGAGCGGGATCTGCTCAACCAACTGCCGAGCCTTCCTCGCGTCATGGACGGTGCCTGTCTCACGTGGCTCTACTTCGCGGGTGCGGCTACGGCGGCGTCCACCAACTTCTACGGCGCGGTCGAGGTCGGCTGGGGTTGATCGGGCTCATGGCTCTCAAGACAAACACCACGCTCCTGGCGCAGCTTCCGTTGCGCCAGATCGGCGGCTCGCCGGGAACTTTCCGTTCCATGTGGGGGCGTGGTGACCGGATGAACCAGTCCGTAGGCCAGGGCATACCGTCCAAGCTGGCGGGCATCCCCTCCGGGCACTTGGCTCCATCGTCGTGGGTGCTGCCGTACAAGCCGGGGGCGATGTCAAGTTTCACGCAGTGCGTGGTGACGGTCACGCCGGGGCTGCTGAACCTCGCGGCAGGCGTCAACATCAGCGGCGACTCGACGGTCACGATTACTGTCAACCCGGCAGACGGGCAACTGATCGTCTCGGCGGTTGGCTCCACGTCCATCACGTTCAATCTAGCGGGCGATCTGGCAGGTGCCCTGTCAGCCTCCGGCAACGCAGATATCACGTTCACGGTTAACAACGCCACGCTGGGGGCCATCGTCGATGCCATCGGCGCTGCGCTGGTCCAGTTCTCAAACAGCGCCACGATCAGGGCCACGGGAAATTTGAGCGGCGACATCACACCGTTCACCGAACTCAGCCCGCAGTCGCTGTCCGCAGCGGTCTGGAGCGCTTTAGCCAGTTCGTACAACGCGCCGGGCACGATGGGCGAGAAGCTCAACGACGCCGGCAGCGCGGCCAACCCGTGGACGGAAGTGATCGACGGGACGTACACTGCCAGCGACTTACTGAAGCTGATTTCTGCCTCTGCCGCGGGCGAACTGGCAGGCTCGCCTGGCGGGCCGATTTTGATCAAGAGCGTGAATGGCACTACAGTACGGATCACGGCCACAGTAGACGCCAACGGCAACCGCACAGGCGTGACCTACGATGTTTCCTAAGACGTACTTCGCTGCAGCGTTCTTCTCGGGGTACTTCTTCCCTCCGGTGGAGGGCGGGCCCACGCCCCCGTTCTCTTCTTCTCAACTCTATGTAAAATTGCGTTCTTTCACCGAGCGCGGGAGATTTTGAATGGCTATCAACCTCAAAGCAATCACCACTCGGTTGGGGTATCAGCAGATCACCTCGCTGTCTTCGGCCACTGGCCTGACTGTGCCGTCAGTGGACCTGAACGGTCTGTCCTGCCGGCCAAGCATTGCCATCATCGTGTCTGAGACTCAGGCTGTGCGCTGGCGCGACGATGACGTCAACCCCACCGCGTCAGTCGGGATGCCGCTGGCTGCGGGCGTGACGCTGCAATACGACGGCGATCTTACCAAGATCAAGTTCATTGAGCAGTCGGCCAGCGCCAAGCTGAACATCTCTTACTACGCCTGAAGGAGCAGTCATGGTCACTTACGGCGACGGCGGGGTTATTGATCCGGCCAAATTTCTTGACTACATTGCCAAGCAGTTCCCTACTGATCTGGCCAACCTGGTGAACGCCCGCGACGAGTTGGCCAAGCGCCAAGGCGCCATGAGCGCGGTGGAGAAGGCCAACAAGGACCGCGAAAAAGCGGCCAAGATGTTGGAGGCGGCAACGGCCGAAGCGGCGACCATCGTGGCCGACGCACAGAAGGTTGCTGACGCCAACGCCGCCAAGAAGGCCGAGTTGTACGTTCTCGAAACGGAGTTGGTCGCAGATCGGAAAGCGTTTGCTGCCGAGGCCGTAGCCAAGACTGCGGATCTGATGACCCGTGAGCAGCAAGTCGCCAGCCGCGAGGCTGCGGTGGCCGCGCTGCAGGCCGAATACGTGAGCAAATTGCAAGATCTTGAAGTTGCGCGCGCTGTGCTTGACGCAAGAATAAAAGCATTTCAAGACAAGGTTGCGGCGCTTAGCGTTTGAAGATTAACGCGGCCTGCACAATTTACGCGTTGCGTGCCCCGAGACAACCAGAAAAATGTGAGCGTACATCATGGCCGATCAAAAAGTTTCTGATCTTCCGTCGCTAAACGGCGCCAGTGTTGACCCAGCAGATTTGCTTTACATCGTTGATTCTTCAGCCGGCACTGCCGGGTCAAAAAAGATCACGATGGGGCAGTTTGACATTTACACCGCAGCAGTCGCTCAAACGCTGACCAACAAAACGATTAGCGGCGCGAGCAATACGCTAACCAACATTTCTCTGTCATCCAGCGTCACGGGCACACTCCCTGTAGCCAATGGCGGCACAGGAGTCACGACCAGCACGGGCACAGGCTCGGTAGTGTTAAACACCTCCCCCACGCTGGTGACGCCTATCCTTGGCACTCCGACCTCTGTCACGCTGACCAACGCCACGGGTTTGCCTCTCTCGACGGGCGTTACGGGCACGCTTGCTACGACGAACGGTGGCACGGGGCTGACTTCGTTTACCTCCGGTGGGGTGGTGTATGCCTCCAGCACAAGTGCGCTGGCTACGGGGAGTGCGCTGACGTTTGATGGGACGTATTTAACGGCAAACGGGCTGCGACTGGCTGGTACGGACGTAACCAACACGGTCTACCAAGCCACAGGCGCGCTTGGTTTATCCACTGGCAGCGCATCCGGCATTACTTTTGCGACCAATTTGACGCAACGCTACACAATTGATGGCACAGGCGTTTCTACTTGGTCTGTCGGCGGCACCACAGCCGCGATCCTTAACTCCAGTGGTCTGGAGGTCAAGCAAAGCCAACTGATCGGATATTCCTCATACGCAGGCATTGGCACCAACGGGCTGGCGGTAGCGGGCAACGTGGGGATTGGGACGAGTTCGCCATCGTATCTACTTCACGTTTACGGAAACAGTAACGTAGCTTCAATCAGCGCGGCGATTCAAAACGCTGGCACATCCGATGTTGGTCTTCGCTTTATTCGCGGCTCAACGGGTCTTGGATTTATTGGCAACGGGTCTTTTATTGTTTCTGGCGGATCGTCAACGGATTGGGGACTCAACGCAACCAACAACATGTTGTTTGCAATTAACGCATCGGAAAAGATGCGCCTCGACTCCTCCGGCAACCTCGGCTTGGGGGTGACGCCGAGTGCTTGGGGGGGCAACTGGAGAGCGCTACAGTCTTTGGGCGGTGGCTCTGTTTCGTTTGATGCTTTTGCTACATCCTATCTTTCGGCAAACGCAAACAACGATGGGACAGGATGGAAATATGTAGAAACGAGGCCGGCGGGTCAGTACCGGATTGATAATAACGCTCACGCTTGGTTCACCGCCGCCTCCGGCACCGCAGGCAACGCGATCAGCTTCACGCAGGCGATGACGCTGGATGCGAGTGGGCGGCTGTTGGTCGGGACAACTTCAGCCCCTTCATCTGCGGGGGTTAAGTTTGTCATTGGGGGGGTAACTTCTCCGGCAATGCAATTTGCATCGACAAGCACAGGCGGAGGTGCGCTTGAAGCTCCTGCTGGCGCGGGCTTGGTTTGCTATACATATACAGGCGCCGTTGGCTCAGAGTCTTACACCGAACGCGCCCGCATCTCCGCCGACGGCACCTTCCGAGTAAAGGGCGCAGGCACTGCTGGAAGCACGGATGCTTTCCAAGTGTCGGGTTCAGCGCCTGCGGATGCAGCGAGGCTTGATAGCAG